TGTGAGTTGATTATTATTTCAGAATTAAAAACACTCTCACTACCAAATAAAATTTCATAAGCATCGCCCAACCCATCTTGGACACAATCATAATAATTATTTTTTACTGCTGGATACTCTGGTGGGATTCTACATTCTCCAGTAATGCCGGAGCATATGTAAACTACTAATAACCATTTCATATTATTTCCCCTGGCCGCGATACTTTTTCCAGGATCTACGTTTAGATTTATTCATTTTACATTTACTTGGACTACGTCCAATTGATGTTTTATGAAATGTAGCTTCGTGTCCTACAAAATCTTTAAATTTTTTCGCCATCGTCGTCTAGCCATTCTTTTACAAATGGTTTTGCTCCTTTAGGTGCTGTTATAACTGGTAGATAAGTTATCTTACCATTTACGTGTTGTTCTAAATCTGCTCCACAATTCATACACCTAAAAAATACAACATCGATATTTACCATCATTGTGAACTCATCACACGTTGGACATTTACCATTGACTACTTCTGTTTTGATTGTAATTTTTTTTCTTTTTGACATTACTGACAGCTTAAGCACTCATCGCTGTCATTGTCAAGATCAGCTAGTGCTTCTTGTTTACACTCGTCACTGCAAAACATATCTAATTCGTCTTTTGGTTCAAATTCTTTTTTACATTTATTACATTTTTTCATTATTCTAATATTAACTTCTTAATTGAAAAAGATCCATCTATATTTGTTTCAAGTTCTGCCATCGACTTGATACAAGTGTAATTTATGTTATTATTTTTATTTGTTCTTGTTGCGACACGTTTACCTTTTAAACATTCAGACATAGATTCTTGAATTCTGTGTTCCTTGATCTCTCCGTTGACAACCATAAGAAGAGCGATAATTAACTCTGTCACACTATTTTACCCTTGTTTTCACCTTGCTTGATAACATATTTTTGTGTACCATTCTTGCCGGTTTCAACTTCTTTTTTTAAATTTTTAACAAAGTTCATTTGCTTTGCTTTCTTTTCCATATCAGAAATGTATTTTATAACTTGTCTAGTAATTCTTTCCATTTGCTCTTACCTTATCTTTTAAATCTTCTATATCTTTTAATGCTTTATCTAATTGTTCTCTTAAAAATTCTATATTAACTTTGTTAGTCATATTCATTTCTTGTGTTTGTTCCATTTTCTCAACGGTTTTGTAAAGATCCTCGATTAAAAAATGTTGTTCCTGGTCCGTGGGGACCTGTTCACTTTTTTTAAGTAAATCATTTTCAAACAACTCACGTGATGTCTCTAACGATACTAACCTCGCCGTCAATTCCGTGTATGCGAATACGCCAGCTGCAACGAGCAGAATCAGTGAGGCTACCGTTTTCATCGGCATTTGCACAGCTGCAGATTCAGATATTTTTAAAGGTTGTTTACTCATCTAGGTACGTACCCTGGTTCCATAAAGAAAGCCATAAGAACAAGTAATATAATTAAAGTTCCTGTAAAATAATAATTCATTCCTGGCTACCTCTATATTCATAGCCAAGTATTTTATATTATTTGTCTTCTGTTTGGTAGAACATTTTTTTGGAATCTTCTGTCAGCCAATCTTTATTTTCGACATTCCATCTCGTAGTTTGGACATAATAGTCAGGTACCCTGTTACCAACAGTGTAGTTAGGAGCATCCCACAGAATGCGATTATTAGGCTGAGCTGCATAATTGCCGTCATCAAGAGCCAATATATGCGCACACTTATGTTCAGCAGGAATTTCAGAATGTTCTGTATCCAGGATATTACTTTCCGGATGGGCCCAATCGATTGTAAATAAATATTCGAATGGGTAATTTTTTTTATCTTTGCCAAAATATTTTCCACGTTTACCTCTTAAAAAACTAAAGCAATGAACACTAGGATAATAACTAAAGCAATTCCACAATTGAAGTTGGTCGATAGGCATATCGGGCACTTTGCTTCTATCAAATTTTTCTTGAAAAAACGCTGATATAGGCAGTCTCCAAAAACACGCACCATTTGGTAGCATAATGTTAAATAAGAGTGCGCGATCTGTAATAGAGCTAATAGAAAAGATACAACAGTCTTCAGACTCTCCGTGATGTTTTTCAAAATCATATAAATATTCCTTCCTTATTTTACAATAAATGGGTGGTATATCTGAATTTAAATAAGTTGCCATTATTTAATATCACCCCAATTATCTCCTTTTTCATAATCCACTTTGTTTGGAACTTTTAATTCTACAGCTGACTCCATAATATTTATAACTTCCTCTGCTTTTTCCGGTGACTCAATAGAAATATCTACTTCGTCGTGAATTTGTATGTGTGGTATTATACCATTTTCATATAATGCTACCATACTTTTTTTTGTCATATCTGCCGCTGATCCTTGTATTAATTTATTTAATGCTTTGTAAGTAAATGCACGTTTTAAAGGTTCATCATATTCTTTTCTAGCTTGTTCTAATGGTAATGGTTTAAACACACCAAATTGTACTGGTTGCCACAAATCAAAATGACAGGCTCTACCAAGTAAAGTTCTAATCTTACCACGATCATTTGCTTTACGAGATACATTGTCCATCAATTGTTTAACGAAGGGTGCCTTCGTGTGATATTGTCTAATTAGTTTTTCTGCGGATTCTTTCATCAATCCTAGTTCTGCCATTAATTTATTTTTACCCATACCATACATCAAACCAAGATTAATTGTTTTGGCCTGCTTACGTTCAATGCCTGCCATATCTGCAACAACCTGGTGAAAGTCTGCATCACCTTGATTGTATGCTCCTACAATTTCATCTACACCAGATAAGTTTTGTAGTTTTGCATAGTGTACTAAAATTCTTGGTTCTTGTTGTGAGTAGTCAAACGATCCCCAAGTAGTTTTTTCTTCTGGAATAAATATAGATCTTATCATCGGTCCGAGTTCCGGATGCCTCGCTGGAATTTGCTGTAAGTTTGGATTGCTCATAGAGAATCTACCAGTCACGGTCCCACCTGCATCTGATCGTATTTGATTTATGTCTGCGTGTATTCTACCATCAACTGCGTGCTTAGTAATTGAATCTATAAAAGTTGTATGCGCTTTGTTTATCTCTCTTGCATCTGCAATTAGTTTTGGTAATTCGTGTGGATGGTTTTGTAAAAAGTTTTTTGTAAAACTTGGTTCTTTACTTTTTTCTGTCCTGTCATAAGGTAGTTTTAAATTATCAAAAGCTTTTGCGATACTTCGAGCTGCGTGTATTTCTACATTAATTCCTGTTAAGTCTTTGATTTTACTTATGATTTTAGACTCACGTTGCATAAGATTTTTTTTAATTTTATCTGCTTTCTCAAGATCAACTCTTACACCTTTGAATCTCATATCAACTAAACAAGGAAATAGTTTTGTCTCCAGGTTAAATACATCCCAAAGTTCTTGTGTGTATAATTCTGTTTCTAATCTCTTCCAAAGTTTAAGTGTAGACTCCGCATCACGTTCCGCGTACTGTCCAACAAAAAGCGCTGGCAATCTCCACATATCTTTTTTAGGATCAAGACCATATTCTTTTGCTGCTGCTTGTAGTATAGATTCATCTTTACCCATACCAATATAAAATTTTGCTAATGTATTTAATTGATAAGACATTCTATTCTCATCAATCAAAGACGCTGCTATCATAGTATCTACAATCTTACCTTTAACAATAATACCTGCTGATCTTAACCAACAAATATCATACATTGCATTGTGAAATATAAAGGTAGTATCAGGTTGATTGCAAATATCTTGTAGCCACGATAAAACGAGTTTTTTATCCATATTACCACCAGACTCGTGGTTGATAGGAAAATACCCTGACCAGCCCTCTACGGCCACCGCAACGCCAGCAATGTGGCCTTTTCCAGTGACATTACCAGAGCCTAGCTCTTTTAGGTATGGATCATTAGTCTCTAAATCAATTGCTATTTCTTTGTGTCCTTTGAGATCTTTAAGTTCATCAGGCATCACCCATTCCGTTTGTGGTGTGAACAAAGGAATTTGAGTGCTTCTCATTCGTAGTCCCTTTCAAGAACCATTTCTAAATAGTGTATTGCTTTTCTCACGTCCTCTTCTTTTCCTTTAGATTGATGTCTACAGATGTATTTTATAGCGTTACCCTCCGCAAAAAGCAACTTGTTTTCGTTAATAAACTCTGCAGGTTGGATCTTCATATTCTTGTAATGTTTTCCGCCTACCTGTTTGTCTAAAGAATTGTATGCAGCCTTCTTAAATATTTCTTTATTTGTCATTTTTTTTCTCCTCATAATCTTTATATTCTTTTATTAGTTTTTCACTAGGATGATAAACATCAACAGCCGAATGACAATTCGGACAAGATAAATTACTTACAATATCATAGTCTTCATTATCTTCTGTGTCGTGATCTCCACCCCAAATTAATTGAGTGTTGCAGTGCCAGCAGTTCATTCTTTTCCTCCTTTAATAACTTCAAATGTTACAGGAGGTTTCCAGCCATCCAATACATCTTGAACAAAAGCTTTATAAGATAAAAATGCTTTCTCTGTCATATGACCTTTTGAATTATAAATAATATCCATTGTTAATAAACAAGGAACTTGAGTTTCATCTTTTGCATACAAAGGAAAATTATCTTCTATTATTTTTTGATGTTTATCATAGTCATCTAAAAAATTATGACGACTTTCCATAAACGCATCTTGTATTATTTGTCTTTCCTCTCTAGTATTTTCTTTATGTTGTTTTGGTATTTTCATAATATATAAGCCCTGTCAAAATCTTTTGGGTCTAAGACGTGTAATTCACGCTTCGCTCTCGTCGCTCCAGTATAAAATAATCTATGCAGTTCATCTGGATCATAACTAAATGTTTCAAGCGCCGCGTTTGTTATATCTTGCATCAATAAAACTTTGTCAGCTTCTCCTCCTTTCGCTCCGTGTATTGTTGACATTGTTATACGAGGATTCTTATTTAGTGTTTCACCATTCGCCCTCATATTACGAATGTAATTCTCTGTGATAGAATCTAATCCTTCAAAAGATTCATACCAAACATTCTCTGTTATTAAACCGTGATGCTCTTTACATTCTTTTATAGTGTACTTGTCATCAGAGTGTAATGTTTTACCTTTTCTAAATCCTTCTAATACATTTGATCCAAGGTATTCATATATATTTTTTATCTCCAGGTGGTTTAATGTTTCACCTTTACGCCAATGCTCCCAGTTATTTAATGCTAGTAATAATTTTAATGGTATAGAGTTACGTCCTTTGTATTGATAATACCATCCTTGTAACTCACATAAATCTTTTGCATCTTCTAAAAAATAATTAGCAGAAGATAAGATTAACCAATTACCCTCACTCATATCTACTTGTGTAATGTCAGAATATCTTTTTAATATACCGTGTTCTTCCCTAGGTTTGTATTGTTTATCAAATCTATTTTGTACTTTGTTTATAATGTTTTGTGATAGTTCGTGTATAGGTCCACCAGGTATACGATATGATTGATCTAATGTTTGTATATCATCTACTTCTTCTTTAAGTGCTATGAAATGATCTACGTCTGCACCGGCCCACTTAAATATAGCTTGGTCATCATCACCTGCAATGTAAGTTTTCTCTGCCCTAGACCAAATCTTTCTAACCATTTCCCACTGTAACAAAGATAGATCCTGCGCTTCATCTATAAACAATACTTCAAATTTATTGTGTTTTTCTTTTGCAATAAAATCTTCTAGCAGATCGTTAAAATCTTTTAGACCTTTTTCTTTTTTAAATTTTTTAAGTTCTTCTGCTAATAAAAATAATGTATTTCTTTCTATGTCTAATATGTTTTTTCTTGAATCATAGTAATCTAACAAGTCCATTCTCTTTACAGCTGCAGTATTAATAATTGTAAGATACTCATTATCACAATTAAATGTGCCATCACCCTCAGAAAACTTTGCAACTTTAATTGGTATGCCACATTTTTCTCCAAACTCTTTGTAGTCATCCGCACTTAACATTTTTTCTTTTGTCATACCTAATTGATTGAATGCGTAAGAGTGTAGTGTTCTAAAGTATGATAGATCATTCTCTACATCTAATCCAAATTTTTCAGCTGCTCTGTTAGCCGCCTCAGTTGCGGCTTTTTTAGTAAACGAAAAGTAACCAATTTGTTTAGGTCTTATTCCATCTTTTATAAATTCATCCACTAAATTTAGTAGTGTTGTTGTCTTGCCTGTCCCTGGTGGTCCTAATATTATTGTTTTCATTCTTTTATTATTATACTCCTATTTTTTCCTGGCAGTTTTTCTATCCACCCTCTTTCTTGTAATTGATTAACTTTTACAAAAATTAAACACTTACTAGATACTCCTGTACCTATTTTCATCTCTTCATAAGAAGGTGCCATATTGTTTTCATCAATATATTTTTTGATAAAATTAAAAAGTTCTAATTGTTTTTTAGTTAAGTTAAATTTTTTCATTATATTAATTCAAACATAAATATTGTTATGATTAATAAACCAAAAATTTCAGTATATGTATTCATTAAAAATGTTCCTCCTGGTATGTTGTTTTAGA